GAGAGAACTACTGACTTCCCAACTCAAGGTGCTTTTAATATTTCTTCTCTGAATACTGAGCTAGATAAATTAGTTGCAATAGACGCTGATGTTGATGACACAATAGGAAGGTCGATAAGACTACAGGATTCTGATGCTTCTGCATCTATGGAGCTACCTCTCAAAGCATCAAGAGTAGGCACAGTATTAGGATTTAATGCAACAACTGGTGCGGCAGAAGCTGGACCAACTATTACTGCTGTTCAATCTTTGTCAGCAGTTACAACATCTATAAATTTATTGGGTACTTCTGCTGTGGTAGAAGACATGGGATTACTTGCTACGTCAGCAGTTATAGAAGATATGGGCTTGTTGGCTACATCGAGCAACATATCTGCTATGGCATTGCTAGGTGTAAGTGGTGTTATTACTGATATGGGATTACTTGGTACTTCTGCTGTTGTAGAGGATATGGGCTTTCTTGGCACATCTGCAAATGTAACGGCAATGGCTAATTTAGGAACATCTACTGTTGTAGGTCACATGGCGGCACTCAACGCATCAGGTGTTATATCAAACATATCAACTGTGGCTACTGATATTTCTAACGTAAATACGGTAGCATCTAATGTATCAGGGATAAATGACTTTGCGGCTCGATACAGAGTAGCATCCTCTGAGCCTAGCTCATCGCTTGATGTTGGTGACTTGGTATTTGATACGACAGCTAATCAGCTAAAGGTATATAAGTCTGGTGGATGGGAAGCGGCAAGTGCTTTTGGTAATTTATCATCGGATAGTACACCAGAACTAGGTGGTAACCTAGATGTGGTTACGCATAGTATTGTATCGGCTAGTAATAGAAATATATCCATAACACCAAATGGTACTGGAGTTGTACAGATTGACGGAACAACTGGAGTAGATATATCTCAAGGTGCTATATCTATTAAGAATGGCGGTGCTCAATCATATGTACGTTTTTACTGTGAGAGTTCTAATGCACATTACGCACAGCTAACTGCACCAGCACACGCAGATTTCTCAGGCAATATATCAGTAGTTTTACCAGCAACAGCTGGTACATTAGCTCTTACTTCTCAAATACCAACATCAGGAATATCAAGTGGCAATGTTGCTACATTTACATCTGGTGTAGCTGATGATGATTTCTTGAGAGTAAGTGGTACTTCTATCGAGGGTAGAAGTGCGTCAGAATTATTAAGTGATATTGGTGCAACTACCGAAGCAACTGCTGAAGCGAATAGTGTTGCATTGGCTATAGCTTTGGGATAAAGGAGAAATAATATGGCAAATACATTTAAGGTAGTTAGTCACGATGTCATGCCAGCAAGTGCTGGTTCGCCAGAAGACTTATATACTGTACCTGGGAGTACAACGACTGTAGTTATTGGTTTGATGTTAGCCAATGTTCATACTGCACAAGTAACAGCATCAGTAAAATTAGTATCAACAACATCTGGTGGTGGTCGAACAGCAACCAATACGACAACATTCTTAGCCAAAGATGTTCCTATTGCTGTAGGACAAAGCAAGAATATGTTAGCTGGTGGGAAGGTTGTTTTGGAAACTGGTGACCAGATTGAAATTGATTGTAGTGTCGCTGATAAGGTAAGTGTTACCATGTCAATAATGGAGATAACCTAATGTCAGAATATGATTTAGGAAAACAAGGTGATGGCACTAGCTATGAGCCAGTTATTCGCCAAGTAGAAAACACAATAAACAATGCATTAACCATAGACGCAAATAACAATGCTGTAAGTCCCGGTCCAATTACATTAAATGCTACTGTTACTGTGTCTGGAACGTGGGTGATAGTATGAGCAAGCTACAAGTAGAAACAATATCGCATACGAATAATACTACGGCTCAAACTATTGATAGTAGCGGAAACGTAACACTAGCTGGTACTTTAGGAAGTGGTGCAATTACTTCGACTGGTTCAGTTCAAGGAACACAGTTCAATGTGGGTGGACTAAAGGTTTTGGAAACATCAACATTCGATTATGGTAATAGTACCAACAAATCTGTAAATACAGCTTATGACTTTACTCATACATTAGCGGCTGGAACATGGCTCCCTTTTCTTAAATTTAACTGTTCTATATTTGAAAATCATGGCAATTCTAATTCTACTGGAATTTATTATCCGTTTACATATTTAGGAAGTTCAGCTGGCGGTGAACAGTATGGCTTTCACTATACTGTTGCTCCTAAGTGGGGAAATGCATCTAATTCTTATAACACTATGTCTCATAGTGCAATTCCACCATTTACAATAAGTTCATCATCTACAATTTATGTTAGATGGTATTGCATAGAATATGGAACAAGCAGTAATTATTGGGTTAGAAACAGTGGTAATAAAATTATTTTTTTAAGGATAGGCTAATGGGTTCAATAGAAGATTTAATAAAACCAGTTTCGAAAGATGAAATGAAAGCAACACCAGACATGATACTCAAAAAAGAATATCCAGATGCTAAGTATCGTTTTTTAAATGATGTTCTTGTTTGGGAAGATACTGACACTGCAAAACCTACTGATGATTGGATGGCACAAAAAATTAAAGAACATGATGAGGGTTTATAATGGCAAGTATATTAAAAACCGATAAGATTGAAGGAGTGACCTCAAGCGGTACTGTTCAAATGCCAGCTGGTCATGTGGTGCAAGTGTTACAAGGAGAGCGTCTTACAATACAAGCAGTTTCTTCTAATACTTATGCAGATGTTGTTACACAAGCAATAACACCAAAATTTAGCACTTCAAAAATATTAATTCAATGTAGTGGTATAGCAAATTCTGACGAAAATAATGCGTGTTACTTTAAAGTATTTAGAGACTCTACAGAAATAGGTAGTGGAACTGGTGGTGACCATTACAATGTTATTGCGGCAGTAACAACTCCAACTCATAGTTCTGGTAGTGGGTTTGACGTAAAAGCTTTTAGCATACAACATTTAGACAGTCCATCTACGACAAGTGCAATAACGTATAAATTAAAAGCAGCGGCATATAATGGAGCAACAAACATAGGTGGTAGAGGAGCTAATAACGATATAGCAGTACCAACAAGAATTACAATAATGGAGATAGCCCAATGAGTATTGATAACAAAATTATGAGGTCACTATGTCTACGTTAAAAGTCGATACAATTACGGGTAAGACAAGCGATACTGTTGATTTTTCTGGTAATAATAATATTACTCAGTTCAATAAAAATGGCAATCAAGATACTAGCTCTGCGTCAGCAGTTTTAATAACTGGTTGGTCACAAATGAATAGTCAATCAAACTTTGGATTTCAACAAGTCGGTACAGCATGGACTGAAAGTAGTGGAGAATTTGCAACAACTAGACTTGGAGTATACAGAGTTTATTTTGAGTGTCATATACAAACACTTACAACCACAGGTTCTAGGTATCAACAACTAGATATTATTTTAGTTCCTAATGGTGGAAGTAGTATCGGTGGAGATATTTATAGTAACCTTCCTTATACTGGCGATACTACTTACAATTTGCATACAAGATGCAAAATTTTTAACATTACTCACGCTAATGATAAAATTCATACTCGAATGGGTTCAACCCAAAATGTAAGAATAAGAGGAGATGATGTAAATGACTTTGATACCACTCTTACGTTTGAATGGTTAGCACCGCCAGTATAATAAAGATAGGAGAAAAGAATGACAACAATAGCCAACGCAATATCAGCCCTCGGCATTTCAGAATGGGTACTCAGGGGTGAGCCTACAAGTGAAGCAGAGTTTAACGCTATGTTTCGTAAGGTTACAGGAGCAGATAGCAATGGAACTGCCATTGAAAGCTCAACACCTAGTGACTTTGGAACGACATGGAAAGCTGTAAGCGATAAAAAGACAGAGCTAGTCAATGCAGAGCCAATGCGATTGCTTAGAGTTGAAAGAGATAGGCTATTAGCTGAGTGTGATTGGATGGCAAACTCTGATGTAACTCTTGCCGATAACTGGAAGACGTATAGACAATCATTGAGGGATTTACCAGCAAGTGCATCACCAAAGCTATCAAGTGATGGGTCGCTGGATATGTCTTCTGTAACCTTCCCTACTAAGCCTAGCTAATGACGAAAGCATTGGAGAATCGAGTAACAAAACTGGAGACTGAGAATCACATCCAGTTTAAGGAACTCTTCTTTCGCTTAAAGAGATTGGAGGGAATACTTTATATTGGGATGGGTTCTGTTATTACTATGCTCATCGCAGTTCT